AAGAGTACGAAAAAAGAATACTTGGCATGAAAGATATGTTTGCTAAAGGAAAGAAGTTTGAATTAGATTGGTGGCCAGATGAATCTAACGATGCTGATCCAGAAAATCCATATTACAAAGAAAATCATGAAATGATCGAAGGCACACGCTGTTGGAAAGGATACGAAAAGAAGGGCATGAAAACCATGTTCGGCAAACGTGTACCCAACTGTGTAAAAAGAGAACATGTAGACTATTGTGTGAACTGTGGAGATTTAGTATTTTCAGAAGAAATGGATCTACACGAAGATCTAAAAAAATGGTTCAAACAAAAATGGGTCCGTTTTGGTCCAGATGGAAAAATACGTGGATCATGTGGTGGCAAAAGTAAAGGTGAAGGAAAGCCAAAGTGTTTACCAGCTTCAAAGGCTTACGCTATGGGCAAGAAGAAAAGAAAAACTTCTGCCGCACGAAAGCGAAGAAAAGATCCTAATGCGGATAGACGTGGTAAGGCAAAAAACGTTAAAACTTAGGAGAATTTTATGGAAAATACTTGTAAATGTGAAAAATGTAATCATACATGCCATTGTGGTACTGAATGCCAAGAATGTGTAAACGATATATGTACAGGTTGTAGATGCGATCACTGCAAATAAAGAACATACCTATCTACGAAAAGTGGAGTTCTAAATATAAAAAGAGCATAAATTGTTCTAATCCTAAGGGCTTTTCACAAAAAGCTCATTGTGCTGGAAAGAAAAAGAAAAAATAATATCAGCTAAATACTGATGATATGTCTTTTTTAGTTCACAACACCCCTATTGTACCAGTATTTGTAAAAAAAGAGTATCTATATGATCTAGAGAAAGGACATGGAGAACTGACTCCTGGGCTTTGGATTACTGTGAAAAGCACAATGGGTAAAGCTCTTTATTTTGAGACTTTGCTTACAGACTATGGTGCTTTATTTGATAAACTTCCTATATCAGCATTTGTTTGGAAAGAAGATTATGACAAAGATAATCAACTTCCACTTGATGTATTACAGATATGGGACTGCTTTGATTATGATATAACGGTGATCAAAAAATCTATGCTTTGCGACTGTGAATTTTTTGGCAAAGATAAAAAAATGCATAAAGGTGAATATCTATTCACCGTTGACAACGCACATAGAGATAAAAGTCTAATAGACACTAACTTTTCTGAACACGATCCTGAACACAAATCATTCAATATTATTAAATTAAATAATGGACAATTTGCCGCTCAACCAAATAACAGAGTAATATTTACAGATCAAAGTTTAGTGCCTTCAAATAAAAAGCAACCTGATTTTAAAGTGTGTACTCAAAACTACACAGTAGAAAATACACCAAAATGGTCAGTAGGACATACAGACGAATGGCAATACAAGACGGAAGACGAAACCTAGATAGAGAATATCCTGACCATCCAGAGGATATCTTATGGAAAACAATTGATCCAGACGAAATGTGGGTATTAGATAAACTAATACTTTCAAGAAAAATGGGATATGTTTGTGGCCCAACAGGCATGGATGTACCCAAACCAGACTGGTACATAGTAAGGCCTTGTGTAAACGCTATGGGATTAGGTTTAGGAGCACAAAAAGTTTGGATAGAAAAATCAACAATTGATTTGCCTTTAGGATATTTTTGGTGTGAATGGTTTGAAGGCAGACATTTTTCAGTAGATTATAAATGGGGTATTCAAATTTTATGTGTTGAAGGTTTTAAACAACAGGATACTTTCACAAAATGGGATAAATGGGTTAGAATCCACGAACATATTCCTGCTCCAGAAATAATATTAAATAACTTTATAAACAAAGAACAATTGAACTGTGAGTACATAGGTAACAAATTGATAGAAGTCCATTTAAGACAAAACACAGACTTTGACGCAAACATAACTGAATTTATTCCAGTATGGGAAGGACAAGATACAACTCCTCCCGCTGGATACACTTACAAAGAATATCCAGACGTACACGGAAGGATTGGCGCATTTATCAAATGAGTCCAGAGTTTAGGAAAGAAGCATATAGACGTTTTTGGATGATTAAAGGTCATCTAGCTTGCCATAATTGGTCTGATGAAGATATAATATCAATGAGTGATTCATATTTGAAAAGGCTTTGGCATAATGAAGAAGCATACATACACAAAGAGGGTTTTGAAGAAGCATATCAAAAATTATTAGAAAATGGTTAAATTTAACTTGACAAAGAAACAAAAATACATTATAATTAGGCAACACTAGGAGAATATTATGAGTGATAGAGTTTATGGACAAGACGAAAAGGCAAAATTAGAAAGACTAGTTAATGAAGGAGCAACTGTTTTACAAGAAATTAACGATCTACAAGAAGGTCTTAAAGAAACTGTAAAAGCAGTGGCTGAAGAATTGAACGTTAAAACAGCATTAATTAATAAGGCAATCAAGGTAGCACACAAAGGTGATTGGCACAAAGTTGCTGATGAATTTGAAGACCTTGAAACTCTTGTTACTACTGTTGGAAAAGACAAGTAGATATATAATTTAATAACGCCCTATGCCGAATGGCGGGCATGTAGTAAGGTTTTGTTGGCCACAAGCAACATGGAGATTGAATGAGTTACGTAGACGCCTATTTTGACAGAGATTCTGACATCATCAGAGTAGTAGAAAGAGTTGATGGTAAAAGAATTTTCCAAGAACATCCTGTAAAATATACTTTTTATTATGACGATCCTAAAGGCAAACATAGAAGTATCTATGGTGATCCGATATCACGTATTGTATCAAGAAATACAAAAGACTTCCGTAAAGAATTAGCAATAAACAATAAAAGAAAACTTTTTGAAAGTGACATCAATCCGATCTTTCAATGTTTGAGCGAAAACTATCTCAACCAAGATGCTCCTAAACTTAATGTAGCATTTTTTGATATTGAAACAGACTTTGATCCTGAACGAGGATTCGCTGACCCAAGTGATCCTTTTATGCCGATCACTGCTATCACTGTACACTTACAATGGCTTGATGCTTTGGTTACACTAGCAGTTCCTCCTAAGACACTTACTATGGATGAAGCAAAGGAACAAACAAAAGAATGGGGACAAGAATGTGTCTTGTTTGAAAAAGAAGCAGACATGTTACAAGCATTCTTAGATCTAATTGAAGATAGCGATATACTAACGGGTTGGAACAGTGAAGGGTATGATATTCCTTACACGGTAAATAGAGTTAGTAGAGTTCTAAGCAAAGATGATACAAGACGTTTTTGTCTATGGAAACAACTTCCTAAAAAACGTGAATATGAAAAGTATGGTAAATCAGCTGAAACCTATGACCTAGTAGGCAGAGTACATTTAGATAGTTTAGAACTTTATCGTAAATACACATATGAAGAAAGACACACTTACAGGCTTGATGCCATTGGTGAACTTGAAGTTGGCGAAAAGAAAACTGTGTACGAAGGTACGCTCGATCAACTTTATAACAATGACTTCCGAACATTCATCGAATACAACCGGCAAGACGTTGCACTACTGGACAAGCTGGACAAAAAACTAAGATTTATTGATCTAAGTAACGAACTTGCTCATGCAAATACTGTTTTGCTACAGACCACTATGGGTGCTGTCGCAGTTACAGAACAAGCTATTGTGAATGAAGCACATAGACGTGGTATGAGAGTTCCCAACCGACCTAAACGTGATGATGAAAGCACTGCGGCGGCTGGTGCTTATGTTGCGTTTCCAAAGAAAGGTTTGCATAAGTGGATAGGCAGTATGGACTTAAACAGTCTATATCCTAGTGTTATTCGAGCCTTAAATATGGATCCAGCAACTATCGTTGGCCAACTACGCCCAGATATATCAGAAGCCCGTGTACACGAAGATATGACGCTCAAAAAGAAGAGTTTTGCAGGGTCTTGGGAAGGACGTTTTGCAACAGAAGAATATGAAGCTGTCATGGAGCAAAAAAGAGATACTGCGATAACTGTAGATTGGGAAAACGGATCTGAAGATGTACTCAGTGGTGCTGAGATATACAAAATAATTTTTGAGAGCAACAAGCCTTGGATGCTTTCTTCTAATGGAACAATATTTACAACTGAACACGAAGGTGTTATTCCTGGTTTGTTGAAGCGTTGGTATCAAGAAAGAAAAGAACTACAAGCACAACTTAAAAAAGCAAAAGATGCAAATAACAAAATTGAAATAGAATACTGGGACAAACGACAGTTGGTTAAGAAGATTAACCTAAATAGTTTGTATGGTGCAATTCTTAATCCAGGCTGTAGATTTTTTGATAAACGTATTGGACAATCAACTACATTATCCGGCAGAACTATTGTTAAACACATGAGTGCAGAAGTAAACAAGGTCATTACAGGTACAT